CAGTTCAAAGTCAGATTCAGCGTCGTAAGCCTTTTTTCGGCCCTCACGGTCCGTCTTCCATGAGGGTGCGGAGGTGTACATGGACCCGAGGAATCCGAGGTTGTGCGGCAACTCGGACTCGACCAGCCGGTGCAGCAAAATTGTGTCGATCAACGGTTTCGGCGTAACGCCGAAGTGCTGTTCGATGACCACGCGGTCGTAGTTTCCGGCGTTATGGCCCGCTTTGATACGGGCCGGGTCGGCGAAAAACCGTTTGAGGACTTCGTGAACGCGAGCCTGCTCCTGCGGGTCGTAAAAAATCCGACCGGCCTCCCGGTCTTTCGAGTCGTAGCCGACGATCACGACCTTCTCGGGCGTCCCGATACCGACACACCGGAGATTCGCCGTCAGCGACTCGATGCCGTCGGTTTCAACGTCGTAGGTCCAGTAGGGTACGTTCGGGTCGGAGAGGAAGGCTTCCAACTCCCGAGCCGAGGGATGGTAGGTGATGCGCGGCGGCTTCCAATCCGCTTCGCCCCGCCAAAACTTGAAAGCACGGAGAACGTCGTTCTTGAATACGTGCTTCCAGCGTTGGGCTTTGAGGACGAACGACGGGTGCAACGTAGGGACAACGGAGAGCGTCCTGTTGAACCGCTCCAGTTCCGTCGGAGAACCGCGAACGGTCATAACGGAAATCGAGGAGTTGAAGATCACCCGCGTGGCAAGGCCGCCCACCGCGAGAATCTTGTCGAAGCGTTCGATTTCCGACCACAACCGAGGGGCGCAGCACTCCGCGGGCGTGGGAATGTGCGGAACGAGCGGAACGTGATTCTTCGCCCGTTCGATGTTCTCCCGGTCGATCTTCCGGTTTTCCTTGCGGATCTTCTCGACCAACCGGCCCATGTCGTTTCCGGGCGGCTGGCACATGACGACGTTCGTGAAGTGGGCGTCTCGCCGCTGGACACCCACGGTCGCGAGGTTCTGCATCAGCAGGTTGCCGTTCGGACCTACGAAGGGTCGTTCCTCGCGAATGTCGTGGTCGCTCGGATAGTCTCCGACGATGGCGACCCGTGCGGTTCGGTTCGATTCCGGCAAGACCGGAGGACCAAACTCCCGCAGAGGGCATTCGTCACACCGCGCACCGAGACTGCGAGCATCGCAACTCATTTCGGTTCCATCGCGTGCCGGATACGTGCCTCTGCGATTTCCCTGTATTCCGATTCCCGTTCAATGCCGATGAAATCGAACCCTTCGCGCAACGCCGCGATTCCCGTCGTTCCGCTTCCCATAAACGGGTCGAGAACACGCCCGCCCGGGGGCGTAACAAGGCGGCACAAGTACGCCATGACGGCGACAGGTTTCACGGTCGGATGCTTATTTCCTCCCTCCACTCCGTCGTTTCGCTCTTTCTTATTCGCCTTGGGCGCGTAGATGAACGGCGCGTCCGCAGGGTCGAAACGCATGAAGTAGCGCGATACGCCTTTGTCGGTCTGCGCGGGATCGCTCTGCGCGTCCATCGCCCGAATCGGGCACCCCGGCACGCAGGCCCATAGGTCGGTATCTGCGTTCGAGTCGAGGTGGACACATGACGGAGAGTGCGAGAGGAGGAGGTTTGCGGGGAAGCGACCTGCTGCTTTAGATGGCCCACCACGCACGGCAGGTTTGCCCGTCCGAAACATGGTTGCATTTGGGCGGTCATATCCTTCGGCGCATGTACCGCGCTCCATGTCTACACGCCTTCCATCGTCTTCAACCAATTCATCAGCGCGTGCAGGAATCCGGCAACTATCAATGTTCAGCCCACCCGTTCCGTGTTTGAGCACGTTCGCAGCGACCGTACCGATCAACGGCTTTCTGGCGACAACGACAGGCTCAAAGGCGGGCTTCAACGCCGTACCCCAACCATCCCACTTCTTCGCGTCTTCGGTAGCGGGCGCAGACACGACAGCGGCCCGTCGATTCTGTCCATTCGCTTCTCCGCGTGCGTCCGCATACGCCCAATCCCTCACCACCGTTGGACGCGGTTTCCCGTCGGGTGCGATGTACGGGCGCGTTTCTGTCCGCTCTGTCCCTGCCGACTTGTCGATAGCCTTGGATATGTCCATATTTTTCGGAAAGCCTTGACCTTGACACCATATCACGGAGTCGCGGATCTCAAATCCAGCGTCCTCTACGGCAGAGGCGAGGCGGTGGTACGTCCGCGTACCTCCGAAAGCGAGCAAATAGCCTCCGGGCTTTAACACGCGCAAGGCTTCGACCGCCCACGCTTCGTGCCATTTCTGTTGGGCCATGCCTTCGCCCAATTTGTCAAACTCCTTCCCCATGAATTCGAGGCCATAGGGCGGATCGCACACGATGGCGTCCACGCTGGATTCGGGGAGAAGTTTCATCACCTCAACGCAATCGCCGGGAACGAGAATGGCGTTACGTCCGTTGGCGTCAATGGTAATCATTTCCAACTCCATCCGGGAAAGAAAAGGGAGGGATTTTGTCGGCCCGTGCGCCAGACGAACCACCCGTAATCGCAGGAGTCCGTTGCGCCACCGGTAAACGAGGGCCGTTCCGCGAGGGCGTAGGTGGCGTACAGGAAACGACGGTGTTTTTCCCAAAAGGGAAGGCGGTTTTTACCCGACGCGAACGACAGTCGGAGCAGCATGGCAACCGTGCCGTGCGGGGCGACCCGACGAAACGCCGCTTCGAGGTGGTCTTGCGCCTCGCTGTACGGCGGGTTGCCTACAATCAAGTCGGCTTTGACGGTCGGAGCGATCGTCATCCAACTGGTGTTGTAGAAGTCGTCGCAAATCGCCGCCCCGGTCGCCTCGCGGTTCAGATCGTATCCGCTCACGTGTGCGCTCGGGAAGCATTCGCGGACGGCCCGAACGAACGCCCCGCCGCCCACGGACGGCTCGACCACATGCCGTGGCGGCTCAATCGCCGTCACGAGCGTCCGCACACACGCGAGCGCGAGGTTGTCCGGCGTGTAGTAAGCGTCGAACGCGAGGCGGGCCGCTCCGTTACGGTTCGTACTGCTCATTCGTCCCGCCGGAACACCGGGAGGGGCGGCAATTCGGGGGCCGCTGCCTCGTCCACCGGAGCAGGTTTAGGTTGGTGCATTTGCGCTACCGTTGCGGCGAAGTGACTGATGGTGGACACCAACCGGAGAACCGTTCCGAGGTCAAGTCCGACCGGCATGTCGAGCGGTGCGCCCTGCTTGAGCGCAGGTTCAATCTGTGCGCGGAGTTGAGCAAACTCCTGCGGGGTCAACGGTGCGAATTCTTCGATGCTTTGGGGTTGGCCGATGATCATGTTACGCTCCCGGTATGCCTACGTTGCCTTATGAAGTGGTTCAAGCCATGCACCGGCTTCAACTGCCCGAAACGACATACGACCACATCGAATTCGGCGGTTGGATTATCCAACGTCTGTACGAGGACGAATCCGGCGAATTCGAAGTGGTCGCATCGCTCGTGTGTGCACGAGTGTCAGTCTCTCCTGACCGTCACGCCTAGTTCGCAGCGGCGTTCCCGCTCCCCACCACGGGATTAGTTGCGGTTCAACGCCGCGAGCAAGCCTTCTTTGGTGACGGTGTTACCGCCGCCCAGCCCGCCGAGAGCCGCGCCGTTCGACGGGGTAGCCGAGAGGCCGCCACCGAGGTTCGCCGCAGGAGCGGAGAGGGTACGCGCCGCACCCATGGTCGCCGCACCAAGGGCCGAACCCTGCGCCGCAACACCCTTCTCGAAAGCCGCCTTGCGGTTCGCGAAGTCGTTGGGCGTGAGGAACTTGAAGTCCTCGTAGATCCCCGCGTCCTTGTCACCGGGCTTGTAGTAGAACGTCACGGAACGACCGACCATCACTTCCTTCGAGATGGCGACCGCACCCGCGTCCAACTGCGCCGGGGTGTAGCCCATGGATTCAAGGGCTGCACGCCAGAACACGAGCACCTTGTCGTCCGGACCAGTCGGGACGCCGATGCGGGTCGTGCGAACGACACCTTCGAACACACCACCGGTCACTTGAACCTTGATGGCGATCTGGTTCTTGCCGCTCTGAGTCTGGCTCGGTTCGGCGTCGATCACGGTGCCGGAGTAGAAACCTTCCGGAAGGTTACGCGCACCACCGGAAGCGGGGGTGACACCAGAGAGATTGACCTGAAAATTCCAACTCATGTTGGACTCCTTACTGCACGTGTGGTTGGGGTGTAGGTTGGACGATCCTTCCCCTTTCGGGGCCGACGACCTACGCGCCGGTAGCGATTAAACGAAGTAAGCGTCGTTGCGAACAGACATCGCGCGACGGATGACGGCGCGATCCACGCCGTCGCGGAGTGTCCACCGGGCGGCGTGCGTCGTGGCACCCCCGGAAACCAACGCGGCATACGTCTCGTTGGCGATCTTCACGATGTCTCCCGGCGGGGCGGCAACAATCTGCTGGCACACCTGCTCGACAACGTCTTCCTGCCATTCGAGCGCAGGGTGGCGGGCGACCGTGTATCCGACCGTGCGGAGAATTTCGGCAAGGTTCATGGGAGCCGGGTCGATACGCGGCACAATGTCGAAACGGTCCTTCATCACGTAATCGGACGAGAGGAAGCAACGGTACACACCGGGCCACGGCTTCCGCATCTGGTCGATGCTGCACCGGAGCGTAATGTCGGTCATCGCCGGAACCTGCTCGGGCATGTTCGCCGGAAGCATCGGACCGCCTCGAACGCGCTGACCGGATTTTTCTTTCGGTCCAACCTCCCATGCGTTCAGAATCACATGGCAGTTGGCGTAGCGCGCAGCGTTGCGAAAGTCAAGCGTCACATCCCGCAACTCGCCCCACAACTTAAAGCCGGAGAACTTCTTCTCCAACTTGGCGACCGTCTGCTCGGCGATGAACGAGAAGTCGTCTACCACCACCGAATCAAACTGGCCGGGTTTGATCGAAATGATGCGCTTCGTGATGTCTTCGATGGTCGTTGCGGCTTCCGTCGTCGGCTCATACCCGCACACGTTGCGGATCGACTGCAACGCGCCTCGGGCGGCGATGAACAGAGCACGTGGAAAAGAGTAA